GCGAGAATAAATATATGAGTACATCTAAAAGAAATACGACTAAGTGCTGCAACAGCGAGCTTTCGTGTAAAGCTACTGCTGAACTACAGCAAGAGATTGATAAAGATTTGGCAGCACCTGACAAAAGTTTAGGACTTCTTCTTGAAGCCAAGCTAAAGGAAATGGACAATGACGTTAATGAAGACGACCAAACAACTGAGACTCAGGACGACTAATGCAACTATACTAGAACGCTGTTTTATTGATGATCATGCCAAACTAACATTAGAGGGTTCTGAAAAATTATCTGAAGACTACAAACAACATCATGGGTTTGATCCATGCTTGAGTTGTAAATGTAATGAATTCCACTGTGCTTTCACAAGTGAAGATAAATTCTATTATAGGCTTGACCACTTCCACGAGAAGGGTAAGCTTATTGCTAGTGAAATAGGTATTGGTACACTATCTGATAATAAACGTAATATAGAGCGTTTAAATATTATAACACGCCTCTCTGGAGAGGGAGAGGTGATACCTGCTAAAGCACCCTACATTGCACGTATGCACGATGTTAATGAATACATGCAAATTGGTACTTTCACATCTGGAAACCTCTCAGAGCTTTTCGTAGACCCCAACGTTATTGCGATAGGAGACAGAGAGGGTCTGAAAACGCCCCTTTACGTTGACGATAACTGCGTAGTGGGACGAGAGACTGATGAGGTAACAAATTTAAACAATGGTAATCTATGGAACATTCTATGTTCCTTTAGTAAGGCTTTACATCTCAAAGCTTATTCATTATACGTTAGGATGCTCAACACCAAGGGCGTTGTGTTCTCCCCTGCCAAACTTTCCAAGAGAACTCTCAAGGGAACGTTGTACGTTGATGATCAAACCAACGAACTATCATATTACGATGGTAAGCACACCCATACTATCGTAATGACAAGGAAGGACTAACGAAGTGGCTAAACAACGCAAGAAGCATACTGACGAGGAGAGCTTAGAAATAATTGACATTGTGGTAAATAGGATTGCACCTAAGTATACCTTTAACGGTTATGACATTGACGATATCAAACAGGAGAGTTTCATAATTTGTTTAGAGGCACTTAAACGCTACGACAACAAACGGCCTCTGGAAAACTTCCTGTCGGTTAATCTATCCAATAGGCTCAAGAATTTTGTTCGTGATAACTTTGGACACAGTAAGGATGTGGAAAAAAAGAAACTACACTCACCCTCTAGCATTACTGCCAATATCGCCAACTCATACCACTACTACGACTTTGATGATGAATACCTTGACCGCAAGACTATGATGGACACAATAGAACAGAACCTCCCTCCATCTCTAAGGGAAGACTACCTAAAGTTCATTAACAATGTATACCTAAATAAAAATAAAAGGGAATCCTTAATAAAAACCATAAAAGATATACTGGAATGTTCTACTCAAACAAGCCAGATAGAACCTACCGAAGAAACGGAGTGATGATGTGAAGACAGGCAGAATAGGCAAAGGAGAAGAAAGGACCATCCAAAAGCTCATGGATACGATGGCAGTTGAAGACATTGCCAAGCAGTTGGATAGAAATCCTGAGTCCATACATAAGTTTATTAAAAAGAAATTTAAAGTGGGCGTTACACAAACAGAGCTTGCTGCTTACAGTTTAGCTGACAGGCCATACTGGAAGGAACTGAAGAGCCAGTTTACGGACGAGGAGCTAGAGTTATTTAAGTACCACTGGTCTAGGATCATATCGCAGTTCAAGGATGATGTGTTCCCAACTGAGGAGTTACAAGTCGTGGACGTTATCAAACTTGAAATACTTATGAACAGGTGTCTCAAGGGAAACAAAGACAACATAGAGCAGATCAATGCATACGATCATATGCTGCAAGACGAACGCTCACGAGATAAGGATCAACAAGATCATGATTACATAATTAATCTAGAACGACAGGTAGCGTCTTTAAGGGCCGCTCAAGAGTCTCTCAACAGAGACTACAGAGAGTTGCAGGCTAAGAAGGGTAGTATGCTCAAGGAGATGAAGGGAACGAGGGAACAGCGTATTAAGAGGCTAGAGGATAGTAAGCAGAGCTTTACGTCTTGGGTAGTCTCAATGATGCAAGACCCAGAAAAAATGAAAGCCTATGGCATAGAGATGGAAAAAATGAGAGTGGCTATGGAGAGGGAGAAAGAGAGATTGGGAAAGTTCCATAAATATGATGATGGCACTGTAGACCAACCATTCCTCACTCCAGATACAGTACAAGAATAACTTTAACGAAATGATAATGACATGAGAGCAATAATCACTGGGGTTACAGGACAGGATGGAAGCCACCTAGCTGATCTACTTTTGGGTAAGGGCTATGAGGTACTAGGAGTAGTGAGGCGATCCAGCTGCGATACTACAGGGAGGATAAAGCACCTATCCAATAATAATAAATTTAAATTATGCGAAGGGGATGTGACAGATGTTAGTAGTGTACTAAATATATTTAAAAATAACCATGAGGTAGATGAAGTCTATAATCTTGCTGCACAAAGTCATGTGGCGACCTCATTTAAGCAACCAGCACATACATGGGACGTTACTGGCAAAGGATGCCTTAACTTATTGCAAGCTCTAGTTGATACTGAACTAGACGCTAAATTCTATCAAGCTTCTTCAAGCGAGATGTTTGGAAGCTCATTTGATAGAGATAGGAATGGAGTCAAATATCAAAATGAAAACACTAAGCTTATGCCTAACTCACCTTATGCAATCGCTAAAACTGCTGCTCACCATGCTGTTCGTATATATAGGGATGCTTACGAGCTTCATGCTAGTTCTGGTATTCTTTTTAATCACGAGGGACCAAGAAGGGGTGACAACTTTGTCACACAGAAAATCATTAACTGGATCAGCGAATTCGTCAAGCAGTACAAGTCAAAAGACTTCCCCAAGCTAAGACTAGGAAATCTGGACGCTTCAAGGGATTGGGGTTTTGCAGGAGACTACGTAGAAGCTATGTGGCTCATGCTTCAGCAGGACAAGCCAGACGATTACGTTATATGCACTGGAGAGACTCATACTATTCGTGATTTCTTAGATATTGCTTTCAAGCAAATAGACATAGACAACTGGGAGGATTGGGTCGTGATTGACCCAGAGTTTTACAGACCTTCAGAAGTGCCTTACTTAAAGGGCGATTGTTCTAAGGCTATTAAGAAGCTAGGATGGCGACCAAAATACAACTTGGAGGGTCTCATACGACTGATGCTGGATGCGAAACTTTAAGATTCACATAGACCTGCTAGATTTGCAGGAGTTCACGAGGGACTTAGACTTAACAGAATTTAACGAATGTTTTATGATCTATTTCGTGGAAGCTGATAGTCCAGATGATGCTATACATACTTTAATGTACAGGATCAAGTTTATGATTATGGACGCAGATGAGAGTATGAGATCTAGAATAATATGTAAGCTAATAAAGTATTTAATAAGAGTAGAAAGAATAGAGTCCCTATGAGACAGTATGACGACCCTGTATATAAGAAGTTTAGAATAGACGTACTTAAGCGAGATAAGTTTAAGTGTCAAATGCCCAATTGTAAGAATAGAAAAAAGAACAACCTTAATGTACATCATATCCAGAAATGGTCTGGAGCATCTACTTTAAGATTTGATCCAAACAACGGTATCACATTATGTAGTAGGTGTCATAGATCTATCACTGGAAAAGAATCCCACTACGAAACCCTATTTAGAGAGATTAATCATGGTAAGTAAATACCCAACAGCTCCTGACTTTACTGTAATAAAAGACACAAGAGAACAAGACGGTTATTATTTTAGTAAGTTTAATACCTGTGCTGGTATGATAGAACATAAGCTGGACACTGGAGATTATTCTATACAAGGAATGGAAGATAAGGTCTGTATCGAGAGAAAGGGTTGCGTGGAAGAGCTAGCTATCAACCTAGGTTCTAAGAAACACGCATTCATGGCTGAGATAGAAAGAATGTCTCCATTCCCCCATAAATACCTAGTATTAGAATTTTCTTTATCAGACTTGTTAAAATTCCCTAAAGACACTAGAATACCTGTAAAGAATAAGGCTTCTCTTAAGATAACTGGAAAGTATATGATGAAGTGCTTGGTTGAATTTGAGTTATATAATGACGTACATGTATTATTCTGCGAAGATAAGAAACATGCATTCTTAGCTGTAAGTAGTATTTTTAAGCGAATCAATGAAATGTATACTATAGGGAGAAAGAGCTAATGCTAGATAAGGACATACTTAATGACGTTCACAATTTTGGGTGTAACCTATCATCTAGAGAGATATTCTTACATAACCACTATGGTAGCGATGAGGACAATCCGGGTGTAGAATATAAGATGGCTAACACCTTTATTAAGAATCTAAGAATATTAAACCAGAAGTCTACTGATCAGATTATAATACATATGCACAGCGTGGGAGGTGAATGGTCAGATGGTATGGCTATTTATGATGCAATCAGAATGTCCAGATGTTATGTAACGATTGTAGCCTATGGTCAAGTGGAATCTATGAGTAGTATTATATTTCAAGCCGCTGATGCTAGATACCTTACTCCTCATACCTACTTCATGTCTCACTTTGGATCTACTGCTGCTTCTGGAGAATATCAGAATGTGCAGAACTGGATAAAATACGAAAAACAAATATGTGATATCATGTTGGACATATATGCCAAGAGATGCACAAAGGGTGCTTACTTTGAAGAGAAGTATCAGGGTGGTCAAACGATGGGTAAGGTAAAGAATTTTTTAAACACTAAACTAAAATCTGGTGATTGGTACATAAACGCAGAAGAGGCAGTACACTATGGATTTGCAGATAAGATTATAGATACATGGCAAAAACTAGGCTAAAAACAATTGACGAAGCATGGCTGGGTTTAGACTCCATTGAAACGGAGTTCTTCAACCCTATGTCTATACTCAATGCTACAGAAGATGATTTCAATATCAAGCTGGCTTGGCTAATGACGAGACCAGAGTATCTATCATTTATATGCAAGGAAGTACTGAACGTCCAACTCTTACCTTCGCAAGCTCTCTTTCTTAGGGAGATCTGGAATCGCAAGTTCCCTATGCTTATTGCTAGTCGTGGTTTTGGTAAGTCTTTCATGCTCTCGCTCTACGCTGTACTCAGGGCGTTGATATTCCCTCACAGAAAGGTAGTTGTAGTTGGAGCTGCATTTAGACAGTCTAAGGTTCTATTTGAGTACATGGAGACGATTTGGAGACAATCTCCAATGCTTAGGGATATATGTGATGGAAACAGTGGACCTAGAAGAGATACTGACAGATGTACGCTTCGCTTAAATGATAGTACAGTTACGTGCCTACCTTTAGGTGATGGTCAGAAGATTAGAGGTCAACGTGCTAATGATATCATTGCTGACGAATTTGCGTCTATACCTAGAGAGATATTTGAGAATGTTGTAGCTGGTTTTGCAGCTGTTAGTGCAGACCCTGTAGAAAACGTCAAGAGAATGGCAGCTCAACAAAAGGCTATAGAATTAGGACTACCTTTAGAGTTGGATGAGACTAGAGAAGTAAAGATGGATAATCAGATCATCTTATCTGGTACAGCTTATTATGACTTTAACCATTTTGCTACATACTGGAAGAAGTGGAAGTCTATCATACAAAGCAGAGGGAGTCATCAAAAGCTAAAGGAGATATTTGGAGAGGACGTTCCACCAACGTTTGATTGGACTCAGTACTCTATTATTAGAATGCCTTACGAGCTTGTTCCTGCTGGCTTTATGGACGCTGATCAAGTAGCACGATCTAAAGCGACAGTTCACACTGGTATTTACCAGATGGAGTATGGGGCTTGCTTTACTAGGGATAGTCAGGGATTTTTTAAGAGATCGTTAATTGAGTCCTGTGTTTCTAAGGAAGATGGAGAAATAAAGGACAAGGAAGGAAATGCTGTACTGTTTGAGTCAGTACTCATAGGTAATAAGGATTGTAAGTATATATTTGGTGTTGACCCTGCGTCTGAAGTAGATAACTTTAGTATTGTGATATTGGAGGTACATCCATCACACAGACGTATAGTGCATTGCTGGACTACAAACAGGTCAGAACATAAAGAGAAAGTAAAGAAGGGTTATTCTACAGAAACAGACTTCTACGCTTACTGTGCTAGGAAAATACGTGATCTCATGAAACTGTTCCCATGCATACACATCGCTATGGACGCTCAGGGTGGCGGTATAGCTGTGATGGAATCTATGCATGATAAAGATAAAATACATGAAGGTGAAGTAGCTATTTGGCCTACAATTGATGACGATAAGGAAAAGGATACAGATGGTGAACGAGGATTACATATTTTAGAGATGTGTCAGTTTGCTAAGTACGATTGGTTAGCTGAAGCAAATCATGGTCTCAGAAAGGACTTTGAAGATAAAGCCCTATTGTTCCCAAGACATGACAGCGTATCACTTGCTATCTCTGAGCATGAGGACACAATGAAAGCTAGGGCTTATGACACATTAGAGGAATGCGTACTAGACATAGAAGAGTTGAAGGACGAATTGTCTATGATCCAGATGACACAAACAGCTTCTGGTCGTGACAGGTGGGATACTCCTGAAGTTGTGATAGGTACAGGCAAAAAGAGCAAGATGAGAAAAGATAGATACTCTTCTCTATTGATGGCTAATATGGCGGCTAGGGTATTGCAAAGAACTCCAGATCAAGTTGATTATGAATTCTACGGCGGGTTTGCTCATGGAGGCTTTAAAGAGAAGCAGGATGAAACCCCATATACTGGACCTTCTTGGTTTAGCGATAATATGAAAGATGTGTATTAACTATTGAACATTCTAATTAACAATCCAATTAAGGCACAATCATAATGAATGATGACTTCACAACGTGGAACGATGGAGACGAGGTTGGTAAAGCTAACGCTTTTTCTAAGTTCTCAGACAATGTAAACTCATACACTGGACTTAATAAATCTCAAGGCAATACCTACAGACATTTCATAGACGTACAGCCTAATCGTTCAGTTAAGCCCGGATTTAATTCTGACGATTATTATGCTTTTAGACCAGATGAGGCTGTTCCCCAACAGTCACGAAGAATCATCAAGATGTGCATGGATGCTTATGACAAGGTTGGAATCATTCGCAATATAATTGATTTGATGGGTGACTTTGGGCATCAAGGTATCCAGATCGTACATAGAGATAAAAGTGTGGAGAAGTTTTATCAGCAGTGGTTTAAGAGTGTTAATGGAAAAGAGAGATCAGAACGCTTTCTTAATAATCTATATAAGACAGGCAATGTGATTGTACATAGGAGTTATGCTGAGATCACACCTCAATTAAAGAACTACATGAAGGCTCTTTCTAGCGATATCAAGGTAGAGCTTCCAAACGCTCCAGCTAATGATATACCTTGGAGATATAATTTCTTTAACCCTTTGACTGTCAAGCTTAAGGATGGTCAACTGTCATTATTTATGGGATTGCAAAACTACACTATCCAAACTAGTACATACTTTGATAAGTTCAAGGCTGGTGAGATTCCTAACACAGTACTTGAGACCTTACCTCAAAACATCAAGCAAGCTTTGATCAGGGGCGAGAAAGAGATTCCCCTTGATCCAGAACGTCTGAGTATATTCTATTACAAGAAGGACGATTGGAAGCAGTGGGCAAACCCTATGATTTATGCCATTCTAGACGATATCGTTATGCTAGAGAAGATGAGACTAGCTGACATGTCTGCATTAGATGGGGCTATATCTAACATTAGATTATGGACTCTTGGTAATCTTGATCATAAGATCTTACCTAATAAGTCTGCTATCAATAAACTACGTGATATCCTCGCTAGTAATGTAGGTGGTGGAACTATGGAATTGGTATGGGGTCCAGAACTATCATTCATGGAATCTAGTACTGATGTACATAAATTCTTGGGTTCTGAGAAATACACATCTGTGCTTAACAGTATATATGCTGGACTTGGCGTACCACCAACTCTCACTGGAATGGCTGGTAATGGTGGTGGGTTTACTAATAACTTTATATCATTAAAGACTATGCTTGAGAGATTACAGTATGGTAGAGATATGCTTGTTAGATTCTGGGAAAAAGAACTTGAGCTGGTTCGTCAGTCTATGGGATTCAGATATAAAGCTCATATCCAGTTTGACCAGATGACCTTATCAGACGAGGCTGCTGAAAAGAATTTGCTTATTCAGCTTGCTGATAGAGATATCATTAGTCATGAGACCTTGCTTGAAAGGTTTAAGGAAATACCTCAGATTGAGAACATTAGACTAAAGAGAGAACTTACTAAGAGAGATACCGCTGGTCCAGATAAGGCTGGTCCTTTCCACAATCCTAACCATAAGCAGGAATTAGAGAAAATAGACAAGCAGGGCAAGATAGCAGAAAAGACCGCAAAGGTTAAAGAGAAGAACGCT